CAGTATTAGATACGACTCTCTCTTCGTACCCATAAAGACCCGAATTACCACTTACTGAATCAAGAACTATACCAGATAATCCAGTCGCACCTCCCGTACCACTAATCACATTTGCAAGAAAACCATAATCGGAACTCGTAAGAGCTTGATCAACGTCTATTTCATCTATTCTTGTTGTTGATAGTGTAAATGTATTTTGTTGATTTAGCACGCCTGTGCCAACACTTGTAACAGCAAAAGTTGTTTGTGCGTTACCCGATGTACCAACAACCAAATCTGATACTCTGAATCCAGCACCACCAAAATGAATAGTTGCATTATCGGTAAATCCACTTCTTACAACTGAAACTTCGGCAGCTCCCTCCTGTTCAAAACCACCAGCAGTAATAGTAACAGGATCACCAATATTGTAACCCGTGCCGCCCTCAATAACTCTAATTGACTCAAGTGAAGATGTAGTATTACATGATACATTAATTAAATTGTTGTTTTCATCAACTATATCAGTTAATATTTGTTCTCTTTGATTAAACGTACCTAAAAGAGTTTTTCTATTTACAAAAAGCTCTATTGACCTTTGAGCCTCAAGTAATCTTGGTACAGATTGTTCAATTATAGCTGTTGCATTTGATGTAGCACCTCTTATTTTTCTATTTGTTAAAACAGATTCATTAAAGTTGGCATATTCAACACGAACATCGTCATTTAAAGATGGTGCAGTTGTAAATTCTATTGTTTTATTTTCTCTTCTAACAATAAATCCTGTGTATTGCCTAACACCGTTAATTTTAACAACTGTTTGATTTGCCTCAACAGCTTGAGCTAATTTAAATATTTTAGTTGTGCCATCACCAACATAAAAAGTTGAAACAGCATCTCTAATTCTAACAACCTGTTCAATTGTATATTCACCATCTGAAGCTCTAAGAATTTCATCTTTAGGAAATCTAACATCTGCATTTTCACTAAAAAGTAATCTAAAAAGTAATTTAAAAGATTTTTCATTACCTTTAGCCAGATATAATGGTAAAATATTTTTGATTAAAAAAGATTTATCAACAATCGCATCTTTTGGTATAAGATTTGCAAAAGTATTCATAAAACTGTTTTCAAAAGCCTCTATTGAATCATCAACATCAGACTTTCTTCTCATATCTTTGGATACTTTTACTAAATCATTATTTTGTGTCCCTTGTTCTGTTTCCAAAAATTCATAATATGCCTCCATAAACGAAATAAAAAGAGGGTGTTCTTCACGAACAAACTCTGGTACTTGTCTATCAATTAAAAGAGAAGTTAATTGTTTAGAAGAATCTAGTTCGTGGGACATATTATGAAGTTACTGCCTCAAGAGTTGTTGTTATGGACGCTGGGTCTTCAATGTCTATAGCCAAAATACTATTTCTTGTAGACTTTAATACTCCAGTTTCAGAACCTATTGTAAATCTAATTAAACCTGCTGAATCTGCACTTGTAGGCACAGATAATATTCTAATTGTATTAATATTTAAAATACCATTTTCATAGTCTATTGAACCGGCGTTATCGTTAATAATTTGTCTAGCACCATTTGAGTCAAAGAAAATAGTTCTAAGTGTACCGTTTCTTTCATCAACAGCCACAGAAAGTTCAGCACCAATGCCATCACCGCCTGATAAAACAGCAGTTGCTGTGGTGTAGTCTACGCCTCGATTTAAAATATTAACAGCAACCACTTCTCCACCAGATACAATTGCTTCTGCTGTAGCACCTATACCATCACCTGTAATTGTTACGGTTGGAGCCACACTATATCCAAATCCAGGCTCTTCTATTTCAATTCTTGATATGCCAGTAGATGATTGAGGTACCTCTTCAAATTGTACCTCTTGTGTTTGACCCGTGTTATCAAAACTGTTAAATTTTGTTGATGTAAGTTTACTTTGGCCTGTGCCTCTTCTCAACTTTTCATTAAATTTAACCTCATAAGAACTTGTACCTATTACTGGTGTAACTCTTTTTTGAAGTCTTACGTCAACTTGAGAACCTAAAATTGCATTTGTGTCTGTATCATCAATAGATTCAGAAAATTTAGATTCAGTAAAAGTAATATCAAAAGAATTTAAAAAATTATTATTGAATGTGATTATAGAATCTCTTATTGACTCTTTCAAACTCTCTGGTGTTGCAGTAGTTTTTCTTGTATCATATTTTACAATATTTGACACGAGTAAATAAGTGAAATCGGGATCAACTATTTCTACATTTACACCGATTATACCTTTTGGTTTTAGAATAGTGTCAATAATTCTTTGTTTTTCTGTTTCTGATATGAAAAAATTTGCTTTAGCTTTTAGTGAAACAAAAACTTTTCCATAAATGATTGGCACATTATCTTCACCACCCCATATAGATATTGCCTCTATACTTGGAACTTCTTTCGTTATAAATGTTTCATAATCTTTTTTCGTAACTAATCTATTTTGAGTTGTAAATTGATTTGGTGCTGAAAACTTTATAGAATCAACACTTTCTCTTTCAGATCCACCAGAAGCTGCCGATATTGGATTAACAGATAAGTCTTGTAATGTTTCACTAGCAGAATCTACAAGAACGGCTGATGGTACAAAATTATTTGCTTTATTTGCAGCCGTGCCATTTGTAACAAGATAAGAAACAGATACAGTTGCACCATCATTTAATTTTTTACCTACATTATCATTTCCAAAATAAATTTGAAATTCACCATTCTTACCCTCTTGTAAAAAATATACTTCTGAGGTAGGGCCAACATCAAGAATTTCATCCACCTTTGAAAATATTTTAGTAGACGTATTTGAAATATTAGGCACTACTGTTACGTCAATTGTGTTTGTATCAATATTAGAGTCAGGTAATGTAAAAATTTGTTTAGGATTATTTGATTGATTATGAGTGAAATTGTATGAAACTATTTGCCCTTCAGCTATTTCTAAATTATTAAAAACATATTGACTATTTGCTTTCGTAACTAAAGTATCTTGTAACACTACAAAATTATAAGTTTTATTATCAATTTGATCTGATATAAAACTAAAACCTCTAGGTACTGTTAGAGTATTTACAGATGATGAATCAGAATTTGCTGTAAAGTTTATTGTAGCTGTAGGTGCTTTAATTGAAAAAGGAACATACCCTAAACTTTTTGCTAAAGAGACAACCGAGTCTCTTAAAACGGCAGTATCTATAAATGATTCATTTGCTACCATATTTAAATAGTAAGCATTATAGTGTGTATTGTAAGCTAAAAGGTCTAATAATACTGAAAGACCTGAACCCTCAAAATCATAGTCTGAAAAAGCATCTTGCTGTTGTAAAAAAGACCTTAAATTTGTTTTGATGGTGTCGAAATCAAGTTCGGTTACTCTAAGGCGATCTACCATTTATCTAATCCGTTCTAAGAAAAAGTTTATTGTTACTGGTGCTGTTAAGTTTAATATGAAAAAAGTCATTTCAATTTCATACCCGTTTTCATCGTATTTCGGGTTGGCTGTTACATTTTGAATTTTTGCTCTAGGTTCAAAGTTAGTAATGACTTCTGATATTTCTCTCTCAAGTGAAGCCGCTTGTATAGAATCCATGTTTTCAAACAACATTCTACGCAAATTAGAGCCCAAGTCTGGTTGAAATGGTCTTTCATAGTGATTTGTGAGAATTAGATTTTTTACTGAACCTATTACCGCTCTTTCAGCCGTAAGTGTATTCACATCTTTACGAACTGGGTGTTTAGTAAAATTTAAGTCTAAATCACTAAATGTTCTTGCTATGTTTGTTCTAACTGTTGCCATCTTCTATTTATACCTAATTACCAACAATAACATTGGGTGAACCACCTGTAGCATTAGGTGAACAATGAGATGGTCCTGATGGACACAAACTATCTGCCGACGCTGAATCACCTTTATCTACAATCATCGTGCCTCCTATAAACACTTGATTTACTGATGCTGACAAAGCACCACCACCATGGCTATTTGGATCGCCATTAATTGAAACTAATTTACCATTTGCAAAGACATTCTTACCTTGTCCTGAAACAGTAGATGCACCACACGACCTTGAGTCTCCGTTTCTATGTACTTCAGTCATTATGGATTCAAATCTATTCTAGGCGCTTTGAGTGTCATATTACCCTCCGATTCTAGTGTATATGTACCTTTTACAAGTATATTTGCATTACCCTCCACGGTCACCGTTACATCTCCTTTGACGAGGACACTCTCGTCCCCGACTGTTACAGAGAACTTGTCTTTCTGTACTCTCTCAACCATGGAACCATCAGGACCGTACTCCATGTACGAACCTGCACGGTGATATAAGTGAACCCTTTCGTTACCTCTGGTATCATCAAATTCTAGTGCGTGACCAGACTCAGATTCGTATACTTTGTTGTATGGGTACTCTGCGTTATAATAAGGATCTCTTTCAACTGATGATGTATTATTTGCAGTAATTCTTTCTTTTTTTAATGAAACCACCGAACTTGTATTTGCAGTTTCATTTCTAGCTAATCTTGATGTTGTAGGCTCGTCTATAAATCTAGGGTGACCATTTGCAGTTTCATTTGGTTTAACTGGTGCTAAGTCTATCTCTTCCTGTGTTCGGGGGTCATTGTATGGTGCTTGATTATCAGCTGGTGCTAAAGGAATGCTAGGCATTATAC